AGGGGGTACATTCTGGCGTACCCGATGTATTTATACCTGCCGCCCGGGGCGGCTACCATGGCATATACGTCGAGCTCAAAGCTGGCGCCAACAGTCCGACCCCAAATCAAAACGAGTTTATGAGCGGCGCTATGGCCGAGGGCTACTATTGCGCGGTCTGCTACGGCTGGCCGTGTGCCGCCGCGGTGATTGAGAAGTATTTGAAAGGAGACACTGAGCTGTGAACAGTAAAAACACAATGAAAATTCTGCGCAGAGCCATCGAGAAATACGGCGAACCCATCCAGACCATAGTCGCCATCGAGGAATGTGCAGAGCTACAAAAAGAACTGACCAAAGCTTTGCGTGGCAAGCCGAACTCTGACCATCTTGCAGAGGAAATGGCTGACGTACAGATAATGCTGTGGCAGCTCTGCTGCATATTCAACGTAGGCGGGCAGGTGGCAGAGTGGATTACCAAGAAGATTGAGCGGCTCAATAAGCGCATTGAGGCGGCAGAAACAGGAGGTGAGCGGCATGACTAACCACGAATACCTAAAACAGCAATCCGCCGAATGGCTGGCGGACAAACTCGCCGAGATAGTGGACTGCGACTGCTGCCCGGCGGCGGTTTATCGCGCCAAACGGATCGGAATGTAAGAGAACGCTGGAAAACTGGCTGAACGCAGAAAGGACGGACAATGAGTAAAGAATATAAAGAGTACATAGAACGAGAAGCGGCGCTGGAAAAGGTTATTGAAGTAAAGCACCACGACCCTGAATTGAGCGGAGTTGTATTGCACAGGTACATCAAGGAAATCGACTTGAAGGATATCCCTGCCGCCGATGTTGCTCCGGCTGTGAAACTTGAAGATTTGAGAGCCAAGTATCAAGCACTTGTTGCTGAAAAAGCCAAGAATAGCGGAGACACTGCTGAAACATATACAACCGGGTATCGCTATGGTCACAGAAACGGGCAGATTGAATTGCTCCAACAGATTTTGGGCATTTTCGATGGTGTAAGCGAGCTGGAGGAAACAAATGAGTAAAGAATATATAGGCCGCGAAGAAGCGATATTGGCAGTAAGACACGCATGGGCGAAGGGGCTTGCCCGTATGAAGACATGAGAGATTTTGCCGAGGTAGTACAAGGACGGTGGATAAGTGTTGATAGCTCGTATTGGAAACCTACACACAGCAGCGATATTCCTGTTTTTAGAAAAACATACAGATGTTCAGAGTGCAGAAGGAGAACAGCCATAGCAGAAAATTACTGACCCAACTGCGGGGCAAAAATGGATAAGGAGGAAGCCGATGAACTGGATTAAAGTGAGAGACAGACTACCAGAAGAAAAGGAACCGGTGATTATCCTGCTGCAAGATGGACAGATTTTTCGCGGCGAGATACGCATGAGACAATTATTGCCGGAATGGTGGTATTACTACGATGCCGGCGACACTGACATTGACATGCTGGGGCTTTTATATCCCATAGAAAAGTTTGGCGGACTATGGTTTAGAGGTAATCCTGTTATTGCGTGGATGCCCATGCCGGAGCCCCCCCGAAGGAGGTAACTGATGAACTGGATAAGCGTGAGGGATAGATTGCCGGAAGCAGAAAAAGAAGTTTTGCTGTTGTGCCAAACAACGGGCAGAAGCGATCATACATATTCATATTGCTGTATTGCGTTTTATGTACCTGAGGGAATACTGCGTAGAGAATCGTGCTTTAATTGGGATTATGAATGCTGTGACGAATATTGCGAAGAACATGATGATTACTATGTAAACGCTGGTTGGTACGAACGGATTTACAATTGGAATGACTATGCTGTGGTGGACATTGCTGATAAAGTAACTCACTGGATGCCGTTGCCAGAACCCCCGAAGGAGGAAGAATAATGCCTGTAAAAATCGGCGACAAATATTATTGCTTTGCCAGGTGCGACTGCAATACAAATAAAGACATAATTATAGAAGCACTGCTTGAGAGTGCTAAAAAATTTAGCGACCCACATGTAAAAGCGCATAACCCGCAAGAATATGTTGACATGGTTGCAGTCCGTGAAGAAGCTGAAAAGGCATTGGAAGAAGTATGACAAAAGAATATATAACTAAAAACAGAGCAAAGCAGTTTGTATGTGGGCATTGCAACGAGGTATGCAGTGAAGAACCGTGCGAACCGAGCGATTGTGATTGGATAGCATTTATCGACAAAGAACCCGCCACCGATGTAGTGGAGGTGGTGAGATGTATAGATTGCCGGTACTGTATCTCGGCGACAGCGGATAACGCAGAATATGAACTTTGTATCGTGGATAATGATGTATTTCCGGTAAGCGTACAAAAACAGCATTTTTGTGGTCGCGGCGAAAGGAAGGAGGAAGCGTGAAAAGAATAACGTATCCATGCGAAGACTGCGGCAGAACCGGCGTGTTGCACATAATTTGGCGAATGGGCGTGTATCATTGCCCGTCATGCGGGTGCTATAAGATTGGTACTGTACAGTGTGTAGATGAGGTCGAGATGGATAAGGAGGAATAGCGAATGGAATGGCACGCGATTGAGGATTGTTTGCCAGATGTGCATTTGACGAGGGAAATCTGCGAGCGTGTCGGTGTACTCGTGGTCGTATCTGACGGCGGTGTGCGCAGAACACGATTCCGCTACTATGAACAGACCGATGTTCGCGGCAAAACGGTTTGCCGCTGGAAATACCCATGGGGCGGAATATCACATGAGCACATAACCCATTGGGCATATTTACCAGAACCGCCGAAGGAGGAAAAATGAAACGAATAATAGCAATAGCAATATTAACCCTGCTGGCCCTCGCCCTGTGCGGGTGTGGAAAGGCCGAAGCTGGTACTTACAGACTGCGAACGCTGGAAACGGGTGCATTGTATACGATATATGTCGATAACCTCACGGGGATACAATACCTAAAAGTATACCAAGGCGGCGTGTGCGTAATGGTAGACGCAGAAGGAAGGCCACTGATATGGGAGGGAGAAAAATGATAGCGATCCATAACAACGAAGAGCCGCTGTACAAGCTGGCGAAGGAAATACACGAAAACGCCGTTGCTCATGGCTGGTGGGATGAGCCTCGCAACCTGCTGGAGATCGCTGCCCTTTGCCATAGCGAGCTGTCGGAGGCGGTGGAGGAATACCGCGCCGGCCGCGACATGATTTACCCCGGCGTGGGCGGCAAGCCCGAGGGCATAGCCGTCGAAATGGCGGACTGCCTTATCCGCATACTGGATTGGTTTAGTCATGAGGGACTGGACGCGGACGAGATTGTGCGACAAAAGATGACCTATAATCGTGGGCGGCCATATAAGCACGGAAAGAAGTGTTGAAATGAATGATAGGGAAAAGCGTTGGAGGGTTCGGGGGCAGCTCCGCCGGTGGGGGAACACGGCAAACCTGTGCCGGAGGAAACAGGTCGAAATAGAGGGGAGGGGGGTATCAAAAAGCTAAATCAACCCTCCGCGGTACCGGGGCGGCCCATCGGAAGAAAAATTTTTCGATTTTTGAGAAGCTCCGAAAATGAACAGCAATGGGGCGCCCAAAAACAACAAAACTACAAATAAACGGCGGCGGCAAATTGGTCACCGAAAAGATTTGTAAAATTACATCAAAAACGACGGTTTTTAATCCAAAAAGGAGGCGAAAAATTGAATCCAAAAAAAGCAACGCGGGAAAGGCGAGACGAGCGGGCAGCCGTGCGGCGACTGCTGATGTATTGGGGTAATGCAGAGCGCACGAGGACGGAAAAAGAGCGGTTGTTAATTAGCGTTGACGAGGAGATCGAAGCGCAATACGACCTTCACCCGCAGCAGATTACGGGCCTGCCGCGCGGTACCGAGCTGCCGGACAGCACTCCGGCCACGGTGATAAAAGCTTCGCGGGAATTAAAAAGACTGCGAAAGAAGAAAAAACGGCTGGAAGACGAATTGCGAAATCTCGACCATTGGGTGGGAATGATAGAATTTGAAGTGATGTGCTTGCCGCCGCTGGAATATGAGGCAATAAGACTGCGGTACGTTAAATACGGAGTGGCAAAAGGGGGATATTGGGAGCGGATAGCGCAGCAAATGCACGTCTCGATTGATTGGGCGAAGACCCTTGAGAGACAGGGGGTAGACAGGCTGATAGGCAGAATAGCGGTATAAAATAAAGTCAACACTTTCCAACACTCTAAATGTGCTATATTGATACCATCAAAAGGGCTGCAATGAGCGGCCCTTGAGTATTTTGGGGGAGATGAGCGGCACCGTGGCAAACCGCGCACTACACTTTTGCCGGTATCCCGGCTGCAACGCGCTTACTGCTGGAAGATACTGCGACGAGCACCGAGCGGCGGATGAAATAAGACGGCAGGAGCAGACCCGGGATCAGGACGAGCGGCGGGGCAGCTCCCGGCAGCGCGGATATGATACCCGATGGAGCAAATACTCCCGCTGGTATTTGTCGGCCCCGGAACATCAGCTCTGCGCCCTGCGGTTGGATGACGGCTGCGCCGTGGTTGCGCAGTGCGTGGATCACATAGACCCGCCTGACGGGCCGGGCGACCCGCGCTTTTGGGATACCGCCAATCACCAGCCCGCCTGCATACATTGCAACAGCGTCAAAGGACACAAAAAAATCATAGGCAAATACAGAATTTGAGAAAGGAGGAGCCTATGCCGACAGGGAGAAAGCCGAGGCCGTTAAAGCTCGTCGATAACGGCAAAAACCGGCACACCAAAGACACGATGGAAAACCGGGAGAATGGCGAACCTACCGGCTGCTCCGACAAGCTGAAACCACCGAAAGGGCTGTCACCGGGGGCCAAAAAGGAGTGGAAAAGGGTGATAAAGCTTTACCGTCAACTCGATACCCCAATAATTAACGATCTGGACATATCCGCCCTTACAGCCTACTGCGAGAGCGTGGCGATATACCAAAAGGCCGAGGCGGAGTATCAAATCGGCCCGCTTATATACAGGGCAGCAGACGGCAGGCCGACCGAAAACCCATATATTGCTATCATGCGCCGGGAAGGGCAGAGTATCATAAAATACGCCGAGCAACTGTGCTTGTCGCCGGTAGGCCGTGCCCGGATGGGAGTGGCGGCAGCCAAAAAGGCCGCAGAAAGCGACCCGATGGCCGCATATCTGAGCAAGTACGGTGATTAACGCGAACAAGGCCCTCGAAGTTATCGAGTTTGTACAGGCCCTTAAACATACCGGCGATTTTTACGGCAAACCCTTTGTGCTTTTGCCATGGCAGATAGAGGTCATAAACTCCGTATACGGCACCGTGACCGCCGAGGGTGTGCGGCAATACCGCATGGCATATCTGGAGATCGCAAAGAAAAACGGCAAGACGGAACTGATAGCAGCATTGAGCCTATACCATCTGGTCATGGACGCGCCGGGCGGCGAGATATACTGCGGCGCGGCGGACAGAAATCAGGCGTCGATAGCCTTTAACGCCGCGAAGAGCATGGTAGAGCAAAGCAAAGTGCTGTCCAAGATAATCAAAATCCGGGACAGCACAAAGGAGATGCTTAATCTCCGCACACACAGCCGCTTTAAGGTGCTCTCGGCAGAGGCGGCGACAAAACACGGCCTTAACCCCTCTGTGGTCATAGTGGACGAACTGCACGCTCACCCCAAGCGGGACTTGTGGGATGTGTTGACTTTTGGCACCGGCGCGGCGCGTGAGGAGCAGCTCATATGGTGCATCACAACGGCGGGCGATGACCCCGACCGCAAGAGCGTGGGCTGGGAGCAGCACGAGATAGCAACAAAAGTATTGAGCGGAGAACTGACAGACCCGGCATTTTACGCCAAAATTTACACCGTCCCCGAGGACGCGGACATATATGACGAGACTAACTGGTACAAGGCTAATCCCTCACTGGGGGTATCAATCAAAATCGAAAATGTGCGCAGCGAGGCGATAAAAGCCCGGAACAGCCCTGCGGCAGAGAAACTCTTCCGCTGGCTCCGGCTCAACCAGTGGATATCCCTCAAGCGCACCGGCTGGCTGCCCGTCACTCTGTGGGACGATACCGCCGGGGACTGGCATAAATCCGACATGCTGGGACGGCCCTGCTATGTGGGAATAGACCTATCCAGCACTACCGACCTGACCGCCGTGGCGGCCCTTTTCCCACCGCCGCCGGAGGAAACGGAGTGGCGCTTTTTTGTGGACGCGTGGATACCGGAGGAAAACATGCGGGAACGGGAGCACCGGGATCATGTGCCTTTTAGCAAATGGGTGCAGGCGGGGCATATGCACGCGACCCCCGGCAACTGTGTGGACTACGCCTATATCGCCAACTATCTGGACAAGCTCATGCTGGACTATGACGTCAAATATATTGCGGCGGACGAGTGGCGCATAGATTCCCTGCGCCCCCTCATGCAGCAGGAGGTTGCGGCGCAGAAGATAATCACCATACCCCAGACCATGAGCGGCATGTCCCCCGCAATGAAAGAGCTTGAGCGGCTCCTGCGCGAAGGCGAAATGACGCACGAGAGGAACCCCTGCGGGCGCTGGGCCTTTGGCAACGTGGTGGTAGCCCAAGACGGGAACGAGAACATAAAACCCATGAAAAACAGGAGCATAGAGCGGATAGACCCGATGTGCGCCCTGATAGACGCGATGGCGGCGGCGGTAAAACTGGAACCCAAGCGCAGCGTATACGAGCACCGCGGCCTGAGAATAGTGTGAGGTAAACAGTGAAGAAATTTAAACTTTTTGGCAAAACATACGAGATACGGGCGGCAAACGTGAAACCGCTGCCCTCTGTATCCGATGATAGCGCATGGCAGATGTACCTTGCAGGGCAGGGTTACGCCATAAGCGCAGAGGGGGCGCTGCAGGTCGCGGCGGTATTCCGGTGCGTCGACCTGATAAGCAAGACAATGGCGGCGCTGCCCCTGCACATGTACAAAAATGCCGGGGAGGGCAAACAAAAAGCGCGGGATCATCCCCTATATAAGCTGTTGTATGTGCTACCCAACCGCACCACCACGGCGTATGAGCTTATGCAGATGCTTGTGGCAAACATGCTGCTCACTCGCGGCGGGTATCTCCGTATAGTGCGGGACAGATACGGCTTTGTGCGATACCTCAAAAATCTGCCCACCTCCTGTTGCTCGGAAGTACACACCAACCGGGAAAACGGAGAACAGTATATATACGTCACCTATGACGGCACAACAGAAACGCTCCGGGAGGGCGATTTTGTCTTTATCCCCGGTTTTAGATTTGGCGACCGTACGCCGGAAGACCCGATGACCATAGCCGCAAGCGTGCTGGGACTGAATAACAGCATGACACAATACGCGCAAAGGGGCTTTTCCGGCACTTCCCCCGGCGGCTACATAACCTATCCGGGGCAGCTCTCTGATACGGCATACGAGCGCTTCAAGAAGGACTTCCAGAGTAACTACGGCGGCGTAGAGAACGCCGGGAAATGGATGTTCCTGGAGAACGGCTCCACGGCGCAGCCGTGGGACAGGGACATGTCAAAGACACAGCTCCTTGATAGCCGCAAATGGGCTGTAACCGAGATATGCCGCATTTTCGGCGTACCCCCGCACATGTGCATGGATCTGGAAAAAGCCACTTTTTCAAATATTGAGCAGCAGAGCGCCGAATTCGTCCGGGATTGCATAAATCCTTTATCCGTGCGTATAGAGCAGGCGCTTTTCCGCGACCTTCTAAGCGAAGCGGAGCAGGCGAAGTATTATTTTAAGTTTAATACAAACAGTCTGCTACGCGGCGATACCGCCACCCGAACGAGCTATTACAACACAATGCGGCAGAATGGTGTGATGAACGCGGACGACATACGGGAGCTCGAGGATATGAACCCCATACCCAACGGGCTGGGAAAGATATACTTTATCAACGGCAACATGCTGCCGTTGGAAAACGCAAAGCACAATATGCCAAAAAGCGCACAAGCGAAAGGAGCACCCTTGAAAGATGAATAAATTTTGGGAGTTTAAGGCTCTCGGCAATGCCGGTGAGCTTTTTTTGTACGGAGAGATCAGCGATACGTCATGGTGGGGCGATGAAATAACCCCTGCGCAATTCCAAAGAGAACTGGCGGCACTGGGGGACATATCCACCCTTGATGTGTATATCAACAGCCCCGGCGGGGACATTTTTGCGGGATTTAGCCTGTACAACATCCTCAACCGCCACCCGGCGGCAAAAAACGTGCATATAGACGGCCTCGCCGCCTCCGCCGCTTCGGTGGTTGCCATGGCGGGCGATACAATCAAAATGCCCGAAAACGCCACGTTGATGATACATAATGCATGGACATACGCCAGCGGCGGGGCGGAGGACTTACGCAGGACCGCCGACGAGCTCGACCGTATCAACAACCAGATAGCGGACATATACGCCGCCCGCACCGGCAAGGAGAAGGACGAGATATCCGCCCTTATGACAGCAGAAACGTGGATGAGCGGCACTGAAGCGCTTGATATGGGCTTTGTCGATGAACTCATCGAAAACAAAAAGGCCGCGGCTTGCGCGGATACCGAAAAGTGGTTTGTTCTGTACAAGCACGCGCCGAAGGAAACGCCGGAAACCAGGGAACCTGACAACGGGGGAGCAATCCAGCCCGCAGCAGATATAAACACCGCGCTGCAGGAGCAGCGCAAGAGATTCAGAGCGACAAAACTAAAAATTTTGGAGGTATAAGGAACCGATGAAAAAGCTCTACGAAATGATGCAGGATCGCGCAAATATCGCAACCCAGATGCGCGAGATAATGAACAAATTTGAAGACGGCGTGATGGACGCGGAATCCACCGAGACCTATAACCGGCTCGAAAGGGAGTTTGACGCGCTCAACGCCAACATAATCCGTGAGCAGAAGCAGCTCGAGCGGGAACGCGCCGCCGGTGAAGTGATCGACAAGCTGGACGACAAGAAGGACGAGCACATTAAAGTATTTGCCCGCGCACTGCAGGGCGATCCTGAGTCCATAACCAGATACAAAAACACAACTATGACCCTTGGCACAAACGCTACCGCCGGTTATCTGACCGCGCCCGTGGAGTTTGTCAACCAGCTCATAGCCGGGCTCAAAAATGACATGTTTATGCGCCAGATATGCAACGTTGTGGGCCCCATAGGTCAGGCACAGAGCCTTGGGTATCCCAGCCTGACTACCGATGCGTCTGATGTGGCATGGACAACCGAGGTGGCGGCAGCCCCCGAAGAGGCGACCATTGCCTTCGGCCGCCGCGAATTTAAGCCCCAGCGCCTTGCCAAACTGATTAAGATATCCAAGACCCTCATGCGCCACGCGCCCAGCCCTGATCAGACCGTGCTTGACCGCATATTGTACAAGATCGAGGCGGCGCAGGAAAATGCCTTTATGAGCGGAACGGGCACTAACCAGCCTTTGGGCATCTTTACCGCCTCTGACAGCGGCATAGCCACCGGGCGCGATGTTACCGCCGCTTCCGCCACCGCCGTGGCCACCGACGACCTGATAGAGTGCAAATACGGCGTGAAGGGCCAGTATATGCGCGGGGCCTCCTGGGTAATGCACCGCGACCTCTGCAAGATAATCGCAAAACTCAAGGACAGCGACGGCCAGTATATATGGCAGCCATCCGTGCAGGCAGGACAGCCTGATATGCTGCTGGGCGCTCCCGTGTATATGTCCGAGTACGCGCCTAACGCCGTAGCCGCGAGCAAGTACGTGGCAGTATACGGCGACTTTAAGACCGGCTATTGGGTATGCGACAGCGACGGCCTCTACATACAAGTTTTGAACGAACTGTACGCCGTCAACAACGAGATAGGCTACGTTGTCGAGTACTATGGCGACGGCGCACCAGTAGTAGGCGAGGCGTTCAGCCGCCTGAAGATGAAGGCGAGCTGATGAAAATCAAAATGTTGACCTTGGCAGCCGGGCCGGAGGGAGTAACCCCGCCCGGCTCCATCATTGACATAGACGAGGCAACGGCGCGGCAGCTCATCAGCGGCTGTTACGCCATAGCCATGGAGGCCGACAATGGTAATAACAAGACAACCCCCGGCAGTGGAACCGCTAAGCCTCGAAGAGGTAAAACTACATCTGCGGAATAACCCCGGCGATACCAGCGAGGACAAGGATATAATAGCTCCTCTCATAAGCGCGGCCCGCGAGTATTGCGAAAACTATTGCGGGAAGTCATTTGCGGAGCAGTCCATAACCGCTTACCCGGAGGTGAGCGGCACTGTGACACTCCCGCGTGGCCCTGTGATGAGCGTGGACAGCGTTACGGTAAACGGCGAAGCGGCGGAGTATACCGCTGATATACGCAGAGGCACTGTTACGGTAAATAAGCCCGACGCGGTCATAACCTACACCGCGGGATACGAGGAGACACCCTACCTTGTGCGACAGGCAATGTTGCTGCTTATAGGCCATTGGTACACCAACCGGGAGGCTGTGATACAGGGTTCTACGGCCGAGATAGACATAGCGGTTCGCGCGATGCTGAATCAATATAAAGGCTGGTGGTTTTGATGGCAATTAAAGCTGGAGCAGGCGAAATGCGAACGAAAATCACCATAAAAGCGCCGGAATACAGCATCAAAGCCGGATTCAGCGCGGAAAACTTTAAAAATGTTTTCCCCGGCCCCGTGTGGTGCAAGTGGGTGAATGCCCACGGTACTGAGGTATATCAGGCGGAAGAACTGCACTTGCGGCAGCCCGTGACCATAACCATGCGCTACTCGCCCCTTGTGACCGTCGAGTGCCGCATATGGCATGAGCGGGATGCCGAGCCTTACGAGATCATCAGCATAGATAATGTCGGAGACCGCCGGGAATATCTGGAGATCAAGGCGCAAAGGGTGGTGACGGCATGACCATAGCGGAGATACTCAAGGATGGATACACCGTATGCCACCCGCCCTACATGGGCGACCAACGCACCTACATCACATATCAATGCATGGGTCAGGTTGCGATACTGTACGCAGACGGAGAAGAAAAAGAAACTGGAGTGATGTACTCTGTGGATTACTACACCGACACTCCCCCGTTCGAGCTGGCTATAAAGGATATCAAGGGCAGGCTTGCTGCGGCAGGCTGGAGTTGCACTGTGGACGCGGAAATATACGAAGTGGACACGGGACTGTACCACATTGCCATGACCGCGGTGGGCGTAGGAGGGATATATGGCTAACGTTGAGTTTTCCGGATTTGATGAGGTGGAGGCGGCCCTAAAAGGCGTAAGGGACGGCATAGACGAACTAAACGACGAACTGATGAACGATGGCGCAGACTATGCAAAACAGGAAATCGAACGGGCCATATATCAGTATGGCGAATATCGTACCGGCTCTCTGCTACGCTCTATCAAAAAATCAAAAGGCAAGGATAAGGACGGCTCCCGCTATGTTATGGTAAAGCCCACAGGGAAAAACGACAGCGGCGCGTCCAATGGGCAAGTGGCATTCAGCCGCAACTATGGGCGCTCTAACGACCCCGGTTCCCGCTTCTGGACAATAGCCGAGGAACGCGCAGTAAAGAGATTTGAGGAAATTTTGAACCAAAAGGTAAACCTATTTTTTAAGCAGAAAGGATTGGATTAAATGCCTACTTTTGACCTCAGAGGAATAAAAATCGGCAAGTACACAAATACCGACGGCACCATCACTTATGATACGCCCGTAAGCATGGGCGACGCAATGAGCGTGGAGCTGAACCTGACCGCTGCCGAGGGCAGACTGTACGCCGAGAGCCGCCTTGCCGAGTACAAGAAGCTCATAACTGGCGGCACCGCCAGCGTTGGCGTGAAATACATCACCGACGCGGCACAGAAACTGCTTTTTGGCATGAGCGAAAATACGCGCAACGTAGGAACAAACGCCTCACAAAAGAGCCTTAAAGCCACTGCAAAGGACATCGCAAAGTATGTCGGCATGGGCTTTTACGCCCCGGACGCTATTGACGGCACGGACAAATATACCGCCGTCTTTGTGTACAAGGTGCTTTTTGGCGCACCCGGCTATGTATACGCCACAAAAGGCGACAGCATCACCTTCCAGACCCCCACGACCACGGGCGAGTTTTTGGCAGATGACAGCGAGGACAAGAATATCATGGAGATCGCAACACTGGCAAGCGAAAGCGATGCAGTAGCGTGGATAAACAAGTGCTTCGGCGCGTCATAAAGGAGAACGGCATGGATATAAGACTGAAAACCGCAAAATACACCTTTGACGGACAGGAAATGACCCTCTGCTGCAACATGAACGTGCTGGCGGACGTGCAGGAAATGTTTGACGGCAATATATCAAAAGCGCTCAGGAGCGCTACGACAAAGACAATCTTGTGCTTTTTGACTGCCATGATAAACGACTATCTTGACAGCGAGGGCTCCGACAAGTCTTATACCGTGAAGCAAGTGGGGCGGCTCATACCGCCCTCACAGCTTTCGGGCGTAACGTCGCTCGTGATGGACCTGACTGCAGCGGCGCTTCGCGGCGATGAGGAAGCGGAACCAAAAAACGCGAAAACCACGCGGAAGACGAACCCATAAATTTCGCGTGGTATCTTACGGTATGGGTGATACGATTCGGACTGAGTGAAAGGGAATTCTGGAAAACGGCCACGCCGTACAGGATAGCAAGAATAATCAAAGAATATGCAAAAATGCAGGGCATAACGCAGGAGGAAACTAAAAGCCTATCCGCATTTTTGGGAGGTGCGTAAATGCCGAACATAAGAACGAAATTTATAGCCGAAGGGGAAAAGGAATATAAAGAAGCACTGAAAAGCATAGATAATGGCATGAAAGTGCTGCAATCGGAATCAAAAAAGCTGGCGGCGCAGTTTGAGGATAATGCCGATTCCGCCGAGGCGTTGAACGCAAAAAACAAAAACCTCGACGAAAGCGTGTTGAACCTGAAAGACAAACTGGAATTGCAGGAAGAGTGGCTAAAGAAGGTGGGCGCGGCCTATGGCGAGGCCGACGAACGCACGATGCGCATGAAAAAGGCCGTGAACGACACCGAAACGGCGCTCATAAAAGCCGAAAAAGAGCTGAAAAACAACACGGAAGCCTTGAAAGAGTACGGCGATGGGGCTGATAATGCGGGGGACAACAGCAAGGGGCTGGGCGATGCGCTCGACGAACTGGGCAGCAAATTTGGAATAAGCCTGCCGGACAACATCAAGGGAACCCTCGACGGGATGGTGAAGATAGACGGTCAATCCATGGCGCTGATAGGCACGTTTGCGGCGGTAGCCGCCGCGATAGTGGTGGTAGAAAAAGCGCTTATCGACTTGACGGTGCAGCAGGCAGAATGGGCCAAAGAAATCGAGAGCGGTTCATCTCAGCTTGGCATGTCCACCGAATCATATCAGCAGCTCGATTATGTAATGCAGTCCGTGGGTTACTCGATGGATCAGGCTAAGGGAGACCTTTCCGCCCTTGCGGAGAAAGCACAGGACGCCGCCAGCGGCTCCGGCGAAGCGGCGGAAATGTTCGACCGCCTCGGCGTATCGGTGACAAACACCGACGGTACGATGAAATCACAGGCACAGCTATTTGCAGAAGTATACAACGCATTGGCACAAATGTCTGATGTTACCGAGCGAAATGCAATAGCATCTAAACTGTTGGGCACTACCGGTGAAGAGGCTGTTATCCCCATGCTGGAGAAATACGGCATGGCACTGGGACAGGCGGCCTCGGCTGCTCCAATAGTGAGCGATGAGAATATACAGAGGCTTTCCTCGCTCAGCGACGCGCTGGGAGAGTTTGAAAACAGGATAAACACGGCAAAAAGCAACGTTGCCGCCGAGTTTGCCCCGTCTCTTGAACAGGTGCTACAGGTAGTGGGCGACCTTGCCACTAAATTTGCCGAATTTGCAGCGGATACCGGCCTTGTGGAAATGTTCGGCAAGCTTTTAGAAGTGGTAGCAAATCTCCTGCAAGTGCTGGAACCGTTACTTGATATACTTAGCCAGCTAAAACCAGCTTTTGATGCGATAAACGGCGTACTGTCCATGATTGCAGATGCGATAAATATAGCCGCCAATGCGGTGGGCGTACTGGTAGATGCGCTGGAATATTTATTTTCGTTCGGCCAAAAGGACTTTGACACCAGTCATATACAAAATATTGCCAATGTTTTGAATGGCACTAACAGCAGTTTCGGGCGCTGGGTAGGCAGCGTGGCATATAACGCCGCCGGCACCGACAACTGGCGCGGCGGCCTGACTTGGGTGGGGGAGAACGGCCCGGAGCTGGTCAACCTCCCAAAGGGAAGCCAGGTGCTCACCAACCAGGAGAGCCGCAGCGTGGGCGGCGACACATTCAACATCAGCGTCAATATGTCGCAGATAAGCGACATACAGAAGCTCATCGACATGGCGAACAACTACCGCCGCAGCGTGCGGATGGGATACGGAGGATAATATATGGCGACATTAGCAGATTTGCCGCTCGGGGCAACAATACTCATCCCGGTAGGCACCGAAGAAAACAGGCTATGCGAAGTGGCTGATAAAAATAACCTCGTATCCGGCGGAGCGGTGCTGGTATACAAAAATGCATACGAAGAATCGGAGTTTGGAAACTCGACCCTATACCCGAACGGAACACTGGATAACCTTATAAAAAATACGATATTCAACAGTTTCCCGCAAGCGCTGCGCGAGAAAATGTTAAACGTCACCTTCGCGCTCGAAGGCAGCGGCAGCATAACCCGCAAAATGTTTGCCCTGACCTATACTATGGTGGGCTTTGGGGATAACAACGGAGTTGCGGAGGGCAAAGCGCTCCAATTATACACGAGCAACACCAGCAGGGTTAAAACCCTTGACGGCTCGGCAGCCAAATGGTGGCTCTCGTCGCGCAGCAGTACCCCCTACTCGCGCTACGTCCTCACCGATGGCACCGCCTTCACCAACTACCCGTCCAACTTCTACGGGGTTGTCCCCGCTTTTGTAATCCCCCAATCAACACAACTGGAGGATGCCCAAAACTCCGATGGCAGCTACTACATAAAGGATCTGCTCCCGAACGATAAAATAACCGCAACGGCGACAAAACCAAAGAACACATACGCCGGAAGCTGGGAGACCGTAAGGTTCGAGTGGACGTACAAAAGCGAAAACAGCATCCCACAGAAAAAATACGAACTGCAATACAAAGACGCGTCACATACAGAATGGACGGAGCTGCAAACAGGAGAAACGGCAAACACATACGCCGACATACCGCCGAATACCTTAGTTGCGGGAACCGTATACTGGCGTGTGCGCTGCACTAATATTTATGATGCCGTATCCGCATGGAGCACGGAAGTATCGTTTACGGCTCAGGGCAAACCATCCACACCGACGGTATCCGCAACGGCAAGCCCGAGGCCGGTGATAACGTGGACAGGCGAGGGGCAGCTTGCCTATCAAATAAAGATCGACAATGCAGTATTGCACACCGCTTACAGCACTGACGGGCAGTATAAGGTTAAAGAATATCTGAATGATGGCGCGCACACCGCCTCGGTGCGGATACAAAACGAATATGGCCTTTGGAGCGATTGGGGAACGGCTGATTTTACCGTTGCCAACACCCCCGGCGCGCCAATAACACTTTTTGCCGCGGGCGGCGAAAAAGCGGCCCTTGCGTGGACAGAAACGGATCACAAAACTTACTATATCTACCGCGATGACATACCAATAGCAAAAACCACGGCACACACATACTCCGACCAAATGGCCATAGGGACGCACAAATATAAAGTGCGCGGCGTTGCTGGAGACAGTTACTCCATGTCCAATGAGGTCACGGTCACACTTTCGGTAGACGCGCCGGAGATAGCGGCGCTGGGCGAAATGCAATGGTTGCGGCTGGAATATTCCACCGCGCAGAATAGCCCGCTGGGCGTGTCGGCGTATCAGGATGTAGCGTATCAGTTTTACGCCGGGCGGCGGTATCCCGTGGCTGAGACCTCGCAGCAAATAACCAAAATATACAGTTTTAACGCTGCCTTTAACGATGCGGCACAGGCAGCGGCTTTTGAGGGACTGCTGGGCAAGACCGTGATATACAGAGATCAGCACGGCTGCCTGTGCACCGGCCCGCTGATGGGCTTCGAGCTGAGCGTAGACCAGTTTTTCAGGGCGTTTTCGTGCAGCATACAGCAGACGGACAACAATGAGAGGATCGAGCATGATTGATACGATGAGCGTAGTAGCCAGCCGCTTTGAGGTGATACGCAACGGGGCTGTTACAGAGCACAATCTGACGGCGGTGGGAGATGACTATCCCACCGTCACCATGGCTGCCGACGGAGAAATAAAGACCTCCATGTACGGCGTGTTCGAGCATAACGACAATGTGGATTATCTAAACGATGAAATAAGGCCGTATTACATCAAGGACGGCATAGAGTATCCTCTCGGCATATACATGGTGGGCACGCTGACCACCAAACACACTAAATACGGCAAGGACGAGGACACCATAGAGGCATACGATCGGGCACTGAGGCTCAAACAGACCAAAACCGAGACCCGGTATTATATTGCGGCGGGGACGCCATACATGACCGCGATACAGGGCCTTATCCGGGACGCCGGAATACCGCGCATACGGATGGACGATTGCGAGGACACTCTTGCCACAGACCGTGAGGATTGGGAAATAGGAACGGAATATCTCACCATCATCAATGCACTGCTGTCCGAAATAAACTTTTCGGATATTTGGTTTGATTTTGATGGGGTAGCCCGCCTTGAAAGGTACGAGGCTCCGTCCAGCTCCAACATAGACCGGGAGTATCGGGACGACGAATATAGTATTATCGCCCCGGAATACACAGAGGAAATGGACATATATGAGGCCCCCAACGTTTTCATCGTCAACGTATCTAACCCTGACTATGACAACCCCATGACCGCAACGGGCATAAATGACAGCATGATCTCCGCTTTGTCCACGGTACGCAGGGGGCGGCGCATATTGGCGACGCCAGTTGAACTGGACAACATAGCGAGCCAAGCGGCACTGCAACAGTATGCCGATAATCTCGCCATAAAATCCATGTTTGCCACACAAAAAATCAAATTTTACACGGCCATAAACCCTGCCCACGGCGTGGGAGACGTTATCGCGCTGTATAACGGGGAACTGGTGGGCGTATACGAGGAAACCGACTGGAAAATAGAGATACGCCCTGGCGCCCTCATGGAGCATCAGGCAAAAAAGGTGGTGTTTGTGTGATATATCAGGAGCAAGAAGCACTTTTTTTGCAAAAGCGCAGGCCATCAGCGGCGAAATTTGCCTCTGTGGTGGCAGTGTCCGGCGGCAAAGCCACATTAAAATTTGACGGTGAAACTACCGCTACGCAGAAACGCTATAAATATAACGCCGCGCTCTCGCTGACGGCGGGCGACCGGGTAAAGGTGAATAAGGTATCCGGCACTTATGTCATAGAATACAAACTGTAGGAGGGAACCCATGCTTACAGGCATTATACGCGGGCAGAGGCTCATGCTGCGTACACCGCTTGTGGTGGCGGACAGCATAAACTATCTGACTGCTAAATTTACGTTTGATCCTGACTGGGCAGGCCGTGCTATCACTGCCTATTTTGTCTGCGGAAATAAAGCCATAACCGCAGAGCTGACGGACGGCGAAATCACCGCGGCGCAAGGCGTGAACCTTACTGCGGGGCGCTGGGAGCTGAAGCTCTCCGGCATAAAGGGCGACAGCCGCGTAACGGCTGGCCCGGTGCAGTTTGACGTGCTGCCCTTCGGGGCCACGGAAGGCGAACTGCCGGATATATCCCTGACGCAATACGAACAACTCCTTGCAAAAATCGGCGACATGGACGAGCTAACCACCGCGGACAAGAATACCCTTGTAGCGGCCATAAACGAGGCGGCGCAGAGCGGCGGCGGATCCGGCGGCGGGGGATTGCCGGCGGGCGGAACGCCGGGGCAGGTACTCACTCGAACCGCAAGCGGCTCGGCGTGGCAGGACGGCACTCCCGGCCCCGTCGGCCCCCAAGGCCCCGAAGGCAAGAAAGGCGATAAAGGCGACACAGGAGCCGCAGGAGAAACGGGCCCCACTGGCCCCAAAGGTGAACAGGGTATCCAAGGGCCTAAAGGCGACCCCGGAGACAA